GTACCAACTAAAGAAATTTCTGGTGGATCAGGTCTCAAGTATGCGGCATCATCTATCTGTATGCTTACAAAGAAGAAGGACAAAGACGGTACGGACATCGTTGGAAACCTTATCAAGGTCAGGATGCACAAATCGCGATTCACTAAAGAAAACAAAGACGTATTTGTCAAACTGTCTTATGACAGTGGTCTTGATCGTTATTACGGTCTTCTTGATCTGGCAGAGAAGTATGACATTATAAAGAAGGTGTCTACACGATATGAGTTGCCTGATGGACGCAAGGTGTTTGGTAAGGCAATTAATGAAAATCCAGAACAATACTTTACCGATGACATTATGGCACAATTAGAAGTTGCCGCGAGTAAAGAGTTCATGTATGGACAAGTAGGAATAGGAGAAGAAGATGTTTCCAATACCGATACCGACAATCACGAAGACTAAAGTCTATGAGATTGATGTAACTGCAAATGAAAATGGAGAAACCTCAATAACATTTCCAGACGAACTTGGACTGCTTCAATACTGGAAAGCAGGTCAAAAAACTTATTGGATTGATCACGGTAATGGTAACTGGTCAATCTATGTGAATAACGGAGAAGAAGATGCCACTGAAGTATCAACTGATTGAACACGATAACTCGTTTCACGAGAATCATTGGGCAGTCAAAATCGAAGAAGGCGACTATGAGGGTGTTGTATATCAGTACGATACCGTATCAATTAACGAAGAGGAAGGCGATGTTGTTCTATCATTCAACACGATTACATTGGACAACCCCAAAGAACTCGACTTGACAACAGATGAGTTTGAGAGTACAATAGGGGATATTCTAACATCTGTAATCGAAGAACAACTGGAGCAACTGAATGATGGCAAAGACGGAACTGGTGATACTGAGGCATCTGCTGAATGATGAGGACTTTGCGAGACGCACACTTCCTTATCTAAAGTCTGAGTATTTCCATGATCGTTTAGAGAAGACTGTATATCAAGAGATCGATAAGTTCATCAATAAGTACAACAATCTTCCTACTAAAGAGGCACTGACACTTGAGATGGATAGTCGTGATGATCTATCCGATGAAGAGTTCAGCAGTGCCTCTTCTCTTATCTCACAACTCAATGGTGAAGATGTAGACAAGCAATGGTTGACCGACACGACTGAGAAGTGGTGTCAAGAGAAAGCAATCTACAACGCAATCATGAACTCGATTTCAATCCTTGATGGCAACGACAAGAAGAACGACAAAGGGGCAATCCCTGAGTTATTGTCAGATGCATTGTCGGTATCATTTGATCCTAACATCGGACACGACTTTCTTGATGATGCAGATTCTCGTTATGATTTCTACCACAAGGTCGAAGAACGCATTCCTTTCGACTTGGAATACCTAAATAAAATTACCAAGGGTGGATTGCCAAACAAGACACTCAACATCATCCTCGCAGGTACAGGTGTCGGTAAATCACTTGCGATGTGTCACATGGCATCTGCTAATCTATTGGACGGAAAAAATGTTTTGTATGTGACTATGGAGATGTCCGAGGAGCGCATAGCACAACGAATCGATGCGAACCTTTTGAATGTCACTCTGGATGACCTTGAGGCACTCTCTAAGGACATGTACGACAAGAAGATTGAAAGGGTAAGGGGTAAGACAAGTGGTAAACTTATTGTCAAAGAGTATCCTACTGCCAGTGCGGGTTCTGGTCATTTCCGACATCTGCTCAACGAGTTGCGATTGAAGCGGTCGTTTGTGCCAGACATTATCTATGTCGATTATCTCAACATCTGTGCTTCCTCACGAGTCAAAGCAGGAGCACAAGTCAACTCCTACACTCTTATCAAAGCAATCGCAGAAGAGTTGCGTGGATTAGCAGTGGAGTTTAATGTACCATTAGTGTCTGCCACACAGACGACACGAAGCGGTTACGGTAACTCAGATGTCGAGTTGACCGACACAAGTGAGTCGTTCGGTCTACCCGCAACCGCAGATCTAATGATCGCTTTGGTCAGTTCAGAAGAGTTAGAAGACTTGGGACAGATCATGGTGAAACAGTTGAAGAATCGCTATTCAGATACAAATCCAAAGCGATTCGTTGTCGGTGTAGATCGGTCTAAGATGCGTCTGTTCGACTGCGAACAAACAGCACAAGAGGATGTAGGTTACGATGATAAACCCATCTTTGATCAAAGTACCTTTGGTAGTCGTGCCAAAGAAGAAGACTCGATGCAGTGGGTCACCAAGAAAGCAGGTCGCAAGGATTTTAGTGGGATGAAGTTTTGAAGAAGAAGTTTGTTGATGCCTTCATGGATACTGCCAAGCGGTTCGCGCAACTCTCTCATTGCGAACGCTTAAAGGTCGGAGCAATTGTGGTCAAGGATGACCGCATCATCTCTATCGGTTACAACGGCATGCCCACTGGTTGGGATAACTGTTGCGAAGAGAACGGACACACAAAAGACGAAGTGCTACACGCAGAAGCAAACGCATTGACGAAGTTAGCAAAATCAACAGAGTCAGGGGATGGGGCAGTTCTTTTCTGTACTCACTCTCCCTGCATTGACTGTGCGAAATTGATTGCACAGTCTGGTATCACCGATGTATATTATGAACAAGACTATCGATCCAAAGATGGTCTAATATTTTTGACAAAATCGGGGTTACTAATCCATAATGTAAAATAAAATCAACAAAGGAGACTTACCTTGTCGGATAGAGACTTTTATACACTACGAGAAATGGTTCGCAAACTGCAACGTCGAGTTGCAGAATTGGAGAAACAACTTGAGGAAAAGTCTATAACTACTTGATTTGTAAGGGAGTAAAAAATGAAAAAAGGGGGTTGACGAGACCCCCTTTTTCGTGAGATACTACCCGTGTTGATTGAGAGAGAGAAAGAAATTATGACCTTATTTGATGTGACAGTAGATGCCCGTGACTTGGGCGTTAAAGAGACCTTTCGCCTTTTCGGTACTAGCAAGCGCGATGTGATGATGAAAGCAATCAAAATGGTTCGCAAGTTAGGCGAAGTGAAAGGTGAAATTTTGGCAACTGCTAAGGTAGTACGTTAATGAAGATAGGTGATGAAGTAAGGGGATTGTTCGGAGCAACAATCCCAGAATGGTACGGAACGGTAGCAAAGTACGAAGTGACTCCACAAGGTGTAGAAGTCGACATTGAATGGGAGAACGGAAGCAAGACTGAGATCATGGAAGGCGACTTGCGTGACGACTACTACACTCCAAAACTTCCCGCGATTGGATACTTCCTCTACAAGGAAAACGACTAATGAATTTTGTTCTCGTGACAGGCAGTACGAAAAAGAATCGAAAGTTGGTTGAGGGAATCACTAACTGGTGCATCAAAGAACTAATGCCAAGAATGAGAACACTCGACATCGAGATCGAGTTGCGTGAGACACTCCAAAGCGAAGGTGTCTATGGTTGGTGCGAAAGCGCAGACAGTCGCATCTTCAGAATTGATCTTCACAAGAAGTTTGACGAGTACGAGAACTTGGAAGATGTGATTAAAACCGTCATGCACGAAATGGTTCATGTTTGGCAGTGGGCAACTGGATTGTGCAAAGATTACGCAGATGGTCGTCGGATGTGGAAAGGTAAAGACTACACAGACACACCATACAGCAAGCAACCTTGGGAGCGTCAAGCATATAGAATGCAAGAGACACTTTACAAAAAATGGTTGACAGAAGTTGCCGAGTAGTGTTAAACTATAAGAGTTGATTAAGAGAGAGAGAGTATATTATGAGCATGCCAAAAATACTAACAGAAATTGCAGAAGCACTAAGAAACCACAAAGTAGAGATTAGTGAAAAGGTTGAAGGTGAGGGTCGCGGTGGTTCTTTAAAGGATGAAGGCACAATTAAAAAATACCTACAGTCTGTATTTGGCGAAGATGTAGTGATGAATGTTCCTGCGCGTGGTGCGGGAGATATTTTAGTTAAAGACGGGGACACAATTTATCCTTTAAATATCAAAACAACATTTGGCAGTACAGATAATGCTACAAGTAAAATAGGTTTCCTTTATGCTTTGACCGACATTGACTATTACGAATTGCCTAAGTCAATAGGTTGGAAGAAATTTAATGAGTTATTAAAAGAGAGAAAGGCAGAAATCGAAGGGCGAGATTATTACTATCTTTGTGTTGATAAAAATGACTCAAGCAGCGTTTTAATTCGCGGTGCAAAACAGATCAATTGTTATTGTTTGAATGCTAATCCATCCAACATGCTTCAGATTGATTGGAAAAAAGAAAAGCAAATGCCCCCAAAGAATCGAACTTATGATGAAGCATACGATACTTTGGTTGGCGGAATTAAAAAATGTATTGCAAAATTTTTAAACAATTTGCCCGAAGATTGGTTGAAAGAGTTATAAATGAATTTGATATTAAAAAATGAAAATTGTTTCGATGCCTTTAAAGATTTAGATGACAACTCAATTGATATGGTTTGCGTTGATCCTCCATATGGAACTACATCTATTAAGTGGGACGAGGTTTTAGATTTTGATAGAATGTGGAAAGAAATTGATCGTGTTGCAAAACCCAAAGCAAACATTGTAATATTTGGTTCTCAACCCTTTACCAGTTTAGTGATCGCATCGAATATAAAATGGTTTAGATACGAATTAATTTGGAATAAAAACAAATGTGGTAGTCCGGGTCTTGCTAAAAAGAGACCATTAAAAGTCCATGAGAATATTATGGTCTTCTCAAAAGAGACAGGTGCAGTTTATAATCCAATCATGGAAAAAGGTGATCCGTATAAAAGAGAAGCAAAGGATAAAGAAAAAGGATACGGAACGGGAACTAATACTCATGGTTATGGATTTGGGAACAATGTCTTAACTGGATTTGAAAACAAAGGAACTCGATATCCAAAAAGTATTTTACACGGTAGTCGGAACTTTTCAGCACAGCAGACCGTACATCCAACTCAAAAACCTACAAACATTTTGAATTGGTTGATTATGACTTTGAGTAACCCAAATGATACTGTATTAGATTTTTGTATGGGAAGTGGTTCGTGTGGCGTATCTGCTAAAATGACAGGGCGCAATTTCGTCGGAATTGAAATGGAAAAAGAATACTTTGAAATTGCAAAGAAGCGCATCGAATCTGTGCCAGAAAATGTAGTAAGTCCATCAAATCATCAATTGACTACTCAGATTCATTCCGACATGCAAACTGTTCCTTTAGAAAAATATGAAAATTAATACTTGACACTACACACCAAATGTAGTAATATAAAGTTTCGGGGCGGTGCGAATGCCTCTCTCTCAACAAGACACTCCTCCATCGCACCGATAAGATGGGAACGCAAAGTTCCCACCCCACCCTAATTCGTGGATGTGACTGAATGGTTAGGTGACTGACTGCAAATCAGTTTGAAGTAGGTTCGATTCCTATCATCCACTCCAGAGTTCGGTGATTGCAACACCGATAGGAACGTGACCGAATACCTGTCGCTGATGGCGGGTAAGGTAGACTCAAAGGATTAGCGTCCATACCCTTAGCGGGGTTGAGAGTTGTTGGGGGTCTATTCGGAAAGGTACATCAGATCGTACCCCCTTGGCGGTTACCCTAATCCGCCCGTTCCGCACTTTATTTTAGAGGCATGGTGTAATGGTAGCATGACGGTCTCCAAAACCGTTCGTCGGGGTTCAAGTCCCTGTGCCTCTGCCACTGAGAGAGATATTATGTTTTGTATCCAATTAATACTCACAAAACAATCTTAATTGGATACAAAACATAACACGGAAGAGAGGTATATTATGTTGTTTACAAGAAATGATAAACAAGTTTTTTTCACACACATACCAAGAAGTGGTGGAAGATACGTAAACAAATTATTTGAGAGTAATGGTTTTGAAACTACATTAAATGCCTATGGCGTAACTTTTTTTGATTACGAAATTCCTCATCTGCCATTTCCATTAAATGAAGTTTTGCTACACACGAATTGGGTCGATTGGGACATCCCAAAATTTTGTATTATAAGACATCCCATAGATCGTTTTAAAATTATGTTGCAAATTTATCTTAACATGGGAATGTCTAATGAACTTGTAAATGTCAAATCTCTTGAAGAGTTTATTCGATTACAACACCAATGCTATAACTTCAGAAAACAATGGGGTGAATCGCAACTAAATTACATCGGAAGAAGTAAAATTTGGAGGTTAGAGGACGGTTTGGGAAAACCTTTTTGTGAATGGATTGAAAATAATTTTGAAATAGAAATGCCCATTAAAGAAATTGATAGGAATAGTTATCCTAAAACAGATGAGTTAGATAATTATGAAAAAATTAATTTTACCGAATGCTTTGATGAGTGTGCAAAAATTTATTTTGATAATGAAATTAAAATCTTAGGGTATTGAAAATGTTCGTAGTTGAAGTATTGTATAAAGTCAATGATGAAGACAAAGTAGATCGCTACTATGATCGCCAAGTGCACTCATGTGTTCGTGCAACCCAACGCAAAAACAAAGGTTGCCGAATCGTCAACACGCGCACTCGCGAACTCACTCGCGCAGATAAATGTATTCCAGAACCACCGAAAGGTTGGCGATACGCGATGTTCACCTGTAAGACGAAGAAGAATCGTTGGGGACGAGATGTCGCAGTGCCAGAAGAAATGAACTATGAAGTTCTCAATGGTGAGGACGATCAGAAAGTAAGTATTCAGAAGGAATGGTAATATGGAATTTGTAGCAGGACTTATTTGTTGTTTGTTTATTCTTTGGATGATGGTAAAATCAGAGGAACGAGACGATGAAAATTAAGATGGAAATGGATCTGACTCCAGAAGAAGCAAAGGAGTTATTCGTGCCAAGCGAAAAGCAATCAGAGTTCTCGCTGATGTTATACGATGCGTATGTAAAGATGGTTCAAGAAACTGTGCTGAATCACATTGATCCAAACAACATGATGGGTTTTAGAAAAGATAAATAGTGGGTAATTAATAGGAACTCACTATGTTTAAATTTTCTGAAACCTTTGCACTCAAACAGGATTTACAAGAATTGACTATTTCTCCTTACTATCAGCAGAAGGGAGAGTTTAATCCTTATTATGTTCTCAAGAAGAACGCTGATAAGGAAGTGAAAGAACTATACCCTGATGCAAAAGAAATCAAGTACAAATGTGTTGAGCAAGGTACTGGCGAACTACTCACGGCATTAGGTCGTGGTAAGTTCGTTTTTCAGATTGAGATCGACGGAACCACAGTGCCACACTATGTGACATCAACCGCATCGAATGTCTCAGCACACTTTGGTATGAAGACTCGCAAAGATTCGACTGCATCATCCAATGTCAATGAATTCCTTACACTCTACTTCATGATTCATTCTGGTATGGATGAAGACAGTGCTGAGAACTGGATGATGGACTTGGGTGCGAAGACAGGCGACACTGGCGTACTCAATGGCGAGGGTAACGCTGTTACCTTTGATGATCTACGCGCACTGATCGATAAAGACGAGACTGCGATTCGTGACATCAACATCGGTTATGAAAACGCATTGGCAGTGCTTGGCGATTTGGGTACTGCTCGTCCAGTGAAATACTATTGGGTTCCACGAGGAAAACCAGAGGGCATTGGTGCAAAGAATCCATCGGATGTCATTGTCAAGTTAAGTGATGGACGATTCGTTGGTTACTCAAACAAGATATCCGCAGGTAAGGATGCCACTCCAAAGTTCAATACGAACATCACAGCATTCTATGGTAAGTTAGATGACCAAACACAAGTCAACTCAATCAAAAGGATTATCGATGACGCTTGGAAAGAAGCAGAGGCAACAGTGCCAAAAAGCAAGGTGTTCGCGCAAGACGCTCTTAAAAAGTTTGACATCACGAAAGAGAAGTTCTCTGAGTCTTCTTCACGAGGCAAGTTTGCCACACTAGGTAAAGCATTCACCAAAGATAAACTCTCATTCTTTGGCGACGACTTCTACTACCCATTCCGAAATACTTTGATCACAAAGTTCGGAAATCACTTGACAAACACTCGCAATCTGGTATACTTCCTAAACACGGTTGGATACTACACATTCGATGATCCAGATGCGACACCTTGTCCATACAAGTTATTGATCGGTTCTGAGAATGGTTCAACGATTAAGGATGTGTCTGACAACGAAGAGTATCGTCAAATGCTTTTCAACAAGGACACTGCGTTATTAAAGAATGTAAGTTTTGTATACGATGGCACACAGCAGAGTTTCAAGATTAAGTTCACATACACGAAACTCAACATGCGTGTGACAGTTCCGATCACAGTAAGGACTCGTGCCTCTGGCGGTTGGGCAGGTAAATCGTTATACATCACATCACCCGGATTCATTATCAAATGAAAAAACTATCAACATTTATAACGGAACAGAAGAACACTCACATGGAGCACCTAGAGGATGATGTGCTTAAC